CAGAGACATTGCACGTCAAATACTAAGGCATAGAAGTTTTAGTTTCCAAGAGTTCAGTCAACGTTATGCTGACCCTACACAGGATTTAAGTTTTGAAACTAGACAAGCAAGACTGCAAGATCCTAAGAACAGGCAGAACAGCATAGAAGCAGACAATGATGGTTTAGAAATTGAATGGCATAAACGCCAAAGAGAGGTAATTAAAGCCGCCACAGACGCATACACGTGGGCTATAAGCAACGGTATTGCCAAAGAGCAGGCCAGAGCAGTACTACCAGAAGGAAACACGTTAAGCAGGTTGTATGTAAATGGTACGTTGCGTAGTTGGATTCATTACATTGAATTACGTGGTGCTAATGGTACACAAAAAGAACATATTGATATTGCTCATGCAGTAGCAGATGTTATAGCAAACATATTTCCACTTGCAGAAGAATTTAAGGATAAAGAAATATGAAAAAGAAAGAAGAAATGTTAGTAATCACAATGGAAGAATGTGGAGAACTTATTCAGGCATGTAGCAAAATGATAAGGTTCGATGAACCATGTGATACAACACAGTTACAAGATGAAATTGGCGATGTTATGTGTATGATAGAAATACTTAAAGATGGCGGTCTTGTTACAGATGAACAAATACAAAAACGTATGGCAGTTAAAAAAGAAAAACTAATGAAGTGGAGTTTATTGTTTAGTGAAGATTGATTTTGATGTAGATATTGATATGGCTAACCGCGATAAACTGCTTTGTGTGTTAGATAATATCACGGGCAGTATCAAACGTCCAGGTGGTATGGAAAAACACAACACAGGCGTTTATATACAGCCTATACCCCATGATCCAGTGACTGGGTTAAGTAACATTGATCATAAGGAAGCAGACGATTTAGGATATTTCAAACTAGATATACTTAACAATAGTGTGTATAATAATATTGAGTCTGAACAAGAATTAGATAGGTTGTGTAATCAAGAACCTGTTTGGGAATTATTTGGCGCCAAGGAGATAGTAGAACAATTATTCCACATAAGCAATCATTATGACATTGTTAGTCAACACAGACCCACAAACATAGATCAACTAGCAATGATACTTGCAATGATAAGACCCGGTAAGAGATACTTAGTAGGTAAAAGTTGGAGTGACATTGAGAAGGAAGTGTGGATTAAAAGTGACAATGAAACGTACTCCTTTAAGAAGTCTCACGCATATAGTTACGCAATGGCTATAATTGTTCAATTAAATAAATTAGTCAGTCTTCTTGACTAATTGAATTGTTCTTCTTTTAATTCGTTTCTTAACTAGATTATGTGTACTGGTCACTGGACCAAATATAACATCTATATCTTTGTTATTGAATGTTTTTAAACAATTCCTAAATTCTCTCATTTCATTAAATAAAAACACGTCAATTGGAATTTGTCGATTACTTTCCCACCACCATATTTCGGCAAGTTCTACAAATTGTTTTTTATCTTCAGGTGCTACTAGCACATTATAATCATAAAATGATGTAACTGCATTATCTTGGTTTTGAATTATACCAAAGTATTCTTTCTCACCATAAGTAAGCATAGTAAAGAAAGGAAACTTTTCTTGTATTTCCTGTTGGTCCTGCATATTTTTATTTATACCTTTGTAGATAAATACATTATAAGGAATGAACATGTATGAGCAATTTAACACTATTAATGTATCAATCAAATACAATAAATCTTGTAAGAAAACAGGAGAATTATTATGTGGATAACAGAAGTATGAACAGAAAAGAATTTATAGTACACAAAGGCATGGACAATATTGTGTACATCAATATCACAAATCAAGATAGAAAAAAACAAAATGTGTACAATAATGATATACAAGCAGATATTATTAAGTACTCAACTAATGAAAAAGTTTTAACACGTTATGCAGTACCTGGACTTAATAAAGGCACAGCAGAACTTAAACTATCTGAAGAAGATATGAATTCTTTGGTGGAAGGCCAATACAAAGTTTCATTCAAGAATGTAGCCGAAGACGGAACCAAAACACCTATTTATTCTGATTACAACAACGGAATACTTTGTACATTAATAGTTAAAAACGATGCAAATCCTTCGCCAGTTGCAACACAGATTGCAAACGTTTGGAATCAAACAAAAAATACTCACAACGGTGATCCTGCAAACGTATTTACAAGTGGTTCCTTTACTGGTAATCAGCATAAAAACTTTAGAGATGCTACTCACACAATAGGATTATACTCAACAACATTTACAGGTAACGTTTATGTTGAAGCCAGTTTAGGTCTACAAGCACCATCAAGTGATGATTCAAATTGGGCAAGTGTACCAGTAATCAACAACTTAGAAAGAATACCAATGGCAAATGTGTCTGGTGTAACTTATTACAGTTTCACAGGCAACTTCAATTTCTTAAGATTTAAATATTCACCTGGTCCATCTAATTCAGGATCATTCGATAAAATTCTTTTAAGAAATTAAATAATAATATGCACAAATTAAACAACGGCATTCACGCCTGTGTGTTTCCTACCCGATGCGGAACTAGGTGGATAGCACAGAAATTTTTTCAAAATGACTTATTAGATTATATTGCACCAAATCATTTTTTTGATGATTCACAATACGATAAAAATTTACAAAATATCATGTTTGTTAGAAATCCGTTTATTAGAGAAAGAAGCATATTTCGTTGGAAAAAAATAATTGAAAAAGATTTATACGAAAAGATAGATTTTGATGAGTATGTACACAGTGATCTGTTTTATCATGAACCTTCTTTTGTAGGCACTTATCAAGAAAAAATTAAATTAATAGACAAATTTATACATCTCGAAGATATAAACATTTTTTTAAAAAAGGTATTTGATATTGATGCTAATTACATATTAGATTATCATGTACCAGCAGATGATCTAGACGATATAAATGCATATACAAATAAATCAAAAGATCGTGTATTAGAAAAATATGATGAAGACATAAAACTGATAAATTTTGACTTGACTTCATATATATAATCCAGTATAATAACAGCAATGGAGCACTCTGACGCAATACAACAGGTACACGAGTTACTAACATCTCACTTGCCTCACAAACACAAAAAGACACCTGCAGGCTGGGTAACTTTTAGTTGTCCTATGTGCAATGATAAAAGAGGCAGAGCAGGTATTATTGCTACAGGTCCTAAAATTGCATACAACTGTTTTAATTGTGGCTTTTCAACTGGATGGTCGCCAAGTAAAAAAATTGGTAAAAAATACAAAGACCTTGCAGTAAAGTTAGGCGCAACTAACGAAAGTGTCAAGAAACTTGTTCTAGAACTAATGAAGATAGAAGAGTTTGATAACGAAGTTGACGATATTGTAATAAATTATGAAAAATTTAAACCTGTAGAATTGCCAAGTGTTATAAATGTTAGAGATATTCCTAAACTTCCATATAACGAAGCACATGAAAAAATAATGTTGTATGCAGAAGAAAGAAAACTGTTAGAAACAGATTATGATTTGTTTATTTGTGACGACTTTATGTTAAAGAATAGACTGATAATACCGTTTTACTATAACCAAGAAATAGTAGGCTATGTAGGAAGGCACATAAATCCACCTACAAAGGAAACGCCTAAGTATATCAACAACAGTCAAGCAGGGTATGTGTTTAACATAGACAAGTACATATACTCAGATAGAGATATAGTGGTAGTAACAGAAGGTGTAATTGATGCTATTCTAATAGATGGTGTTAGTGTGTTGGGTAATACCATAAACGAAAGACAGATACAGCAGATAAATTCATTAAATAAAAGAGTAATCCTTTGCCCTGACAGAGATGCACCAGGCAAGGACTTGATAAGGCAGGCCGCTGAACTAGGGTGGGAAGTAAGTTTCCCACCTTGGCACACAGATATAAAAGATGTAGGTGATGCGGTGCTCAAATATGGCAGACTATTAACATTATCTAGTATAATTAAGTATGCTGTAGCAAATAAAATTAAAATTGAAGTACAGAGCAAAATGTTATGAGTGATATAAAAGAATACGGTGAAGATATACAAGAATTGTTTCTAAGATTTTTAGTTACAGATCCTGATGTATTTGTAAGGGTAAACAATATTGTTCAACCTTATATGTTTAATAGAAAATATAGAGAAGCAGTAGAGTTTTTAAAAGAACATGCTAACAATTATAACAGTATTCCAACACTAGAACAGTTAGAAGCAGTAAACGGCATTAATTTAAAACCGGTTGAAGACGCACATGACAGTCATATGAGTTGGTTTATGGATGAGTTCGAAACATTCTGCAGACATAAGGCATTAGAAAAAGCAATACTAGACAGCACAGACTTATTAGAAAATAAAGACTATGGAAGTGTAGAAGCACTTATTAAAGAAGCAACCAGTGTTGGCCTAGTAAGTGACTTTGGTTTAGATTATTATGAAAATCCCAAAGAAAGGTTACAATGGATCAAAGATCAAGCAGGTGCAATTAGTACAGGTTGGAAAAACTTTGATCAAAAACTATATGGTGGACTGAATAGAGGTGAATTAACTGTATTTGCCGGAGGATCAGGTGCTGGTAAAAGTTTGTTCCTACAAAACTTAGGTGTAAACTGGAGTCAAGCAGGACTTAACACAGTATATTTGAGTTTAGAGTTAAGTGAGCAACTGTCAAGTATGCGTATTGATGCTATGGTTAGTGAGTATGCAACCAGAGATGTTATGAAAAATATGGACGATGTCCATCTAAAAGTAGTAATGAAAGGCAAAGGTGCAGGTAAATTCCGCATAAAACAGATGAGCAATGGTATTAATGCTAGTGATATTAGATCGTTTTTGAGAGAGTATGAAATACAGACAGGTGTAAAAGTAGACTGTTTATTAGTTGACTATCTTGATTTAATGATGCCAATAAGTGGAAAAGTATCAGCAAGTGACTTGTTTATTAAAGACAAGTATGTATCAGAGGAGTTGCGTAACTTAGCAGTAGAATTAAACATACTATTAGTAACAGCATCACAGTTAAACAGAGGTGCAGTAGAAGAAATAGAGTTTGATCACAGTCATATTGCAGGTGGTATTAGTAAAATACAAACAGCAGACAATGTTATAGGCATATTTACAAGTAATGCCATGCGAGAACGTGGTAGATATCAAATACAGTTTATGAAAACACGTTCTAGTAGTGGTGTTGGCAGTAAAGTAGACTTAAAATTCAACCCAGAAACACTGAGAATTGAAGACTTAGATGAGGACGAAGATACTTACGATACTATTAATACGATAACAATGACAGATGCTATGAAAAGATCTTCAGTAATAAGAAGCGATGAAGATGCAACAGAGGACAATGTTGACATAGTACAACAAGGTTTGGCACTTAGGAATCTCCTCAAGAAGAAGTAAAATAGATAAATATGCTTAAACGGAGATAAGATGTCCTTAAATCACAGATCAATTCTAGACGAATTAAATTCAATTGTTTCAGAAAGAGACAAACTCAATGTAATTGAGTCTAGAGGCAACCATATTATTAAAAGTGCCTTAAATTTAATTGAATTAATTCAAGAAAATTTTGATGAAAATGAAGCATTAGACTTGCAAAGACGTTTAATTAATTCAATTAAAGGCAATAGGCCTGAAAGATTTGTTAAGGGTGTACAGATTATCAAAGAATCAAGGTCTAATACAAATGAAGATTAACGAAGTCATATTACGCGAAGATGATAGTTTATCAGACTATCAAAAAAAAGCACCTGCTAAAAAATGGAAAAGCATTGTTAGTGATCCTAAATATTCTCATGTAGAATTTGAGGTTGATGGTTACGAGTATAAAGGATATATAGATAATGCACAAAATATATTCTATGTATACGATGACAGGGCACAAGATTTTATCCCGGCAGATCCTTCTTTTACTAGAAGAGCGTTTCAAAAAAATACATCAGCAAGAATAAAAAATCTATTAAACTTAAAAAGATGGGATGATGTTAAAGCATGGTGGGATCCTACTAATCAAGCCAAAGCGGGAGCAGGAGTTGCCGCTAGATATAAAGATGATAACTGGTTTGTAAAAGGAATGGCAACACTCGGAGCCAGAGCAGGTGGTAAACTAGACAATATTATTAAAAATAAAAGAACTAATAAACAACAGGGCACTACATGGGAACAAGTGTATGGCGTCCAACCTCCAAAACCCGGTGACAAAATACAATGGACCACTAGTGATAATGTATTAAAAACTGGTGAATTTATACAATTTACAGCAGATTCAGACGGCGACGGAGTACCAGATGTACAAATAAAAGGATTCTTTAATCCAGAAAATCCAAAACAATCAACTACAACAGGTATTCCTAGTAAAAAAATTATTTCTATTAACGGTGTTAAACTTGTACCACAAAAACTATCAGGCAAACAAAAGCAAAAATTAACTACACTAGATCCTGCAGATTCAGGAATAGAAAAAATAGATACGAGTTATTAATGAGAGCAGTCGATCTTACCAAAGGATATTTAATTGAATGTGTTATTCATCACCGACTAGATGAAAGCAAGAATACACACCTTGAACATCTAGAAGATTTAATTTTCAATGACGGCTTACCAGGCGGAAAACAAGCAATTCAATATTTACAAAGTTTTCACGAAATGCTTAAAGGTAGTGCAAAGACTAAATTCAATTTAACAACAAAGTGGGACGGTGCACCAGCAGTATTTGTTGGTACAGATCCTGCAGATGGTAAATTTTTTGTAGGAACTAAGAGTGTATTTAATAAAAGGAATCCACTTGTAAATAAAAGTGTAGAAGATATTAAAGCAAATCATGAAGCAGAAGGATTACAGGAAAAGTTAATTAGTGCATTTGCATATTTACAAAAACTTAATTTTAAAAACAAAGTTGTTCAAGGTGATTTATTGTTCACAGACGACAGTATTCAAGTAGCAAATATCAAAGGCGAAGAATTTATTATATTCAAACCTAATACCATCATTTATGCTATACCTAAAAATAGTAAACTAGCATCTGACATGCTTAGAGCAAAAGTTGGTATTGTATTCCATACAGAATATGTTGGTGGTGGTGAACTAGCAGACTTATCTGCTAAGTTTGGTTTTGATGCAGGCAGTTTAGGTAGCCATCCAGATGTATGGCACAGAGATGCAATCATAAGAGATTACTCAGGTCAAGTAACCTTCACAGAAGATGAATCAAATGAATTAGGCCAACTTATTAATAATGCAGATCAAAACTTAAAAGCAGTTACAGACTTAGACTTTCTTAAAAATAATGAGTTTGGTGATGATTTAAGAACAAGAATTAAGGCTAGTGTAAATAAGATTATCAGAGAACTGGTAGGCTTTGAGCAAGACCCTAAAGTTTTTGCCCAACGTTTTATTTCTGAATACAAAGGCACACTAAAATCAGCAGTTGAAAAACTAAAAAGCGATGACGGTAAAGTAAGAAAAACAAAATTGATGCTGGACGGTATAGCATTTTTAGAAAGCAATCAGGAAGAGATAGAAAAAGCATACGTTGTATATTTAGATTTAATCAAAGCAAAAGAAATGATAATCAAAAAATTAACAAACATCAGACAAATTGATACATTTGTACAAAACGCAGAAGGAGACTATGATGTCACAGGCGAAGAAGGCTTTGTTGCTGTGGATCACATAGGTAATGCAATAAAGTTAGTTGACAGATTAGACTTCAGTGTCAAAAACTTTGGTTCAGGGAGACCGGGAGCATAATGGAAGCACCTAAAGAACAAAAACAAGCACAATATCAATTCTTAGGCGATCTACAGGAAAGTAGATTATACAGAACAACTGATGGATTCAAGCCATATACCAAAGATGATATGGCAGAATTACTAATGGTAACAACCATGTTGGTGTATGTGTTTGCACAAGATAAAAAATACAGACCATTTGCAATACAATATGCAAATGCAAATGTAAGACACGGAAAATATCGTGCAAGTAGACTTACAGCAAACGATCATTACATGATTGCATACACTATAAATTCTAAATACAAGAAAAATTTTAAATTTAATGATCAACTTATGCATCAGTTTATGATACAAATTGCCAAAGGAAAAATTCCAAACTCCGTTTATTTTTTAAGATTACAAAGACAACTTAAAATAAATGATATGGTAATACAAAATGTCAGAAGATTAATATCAGACTGGAGCAGATTAAAATATAGACAAAAACAATTAGCAATTACAAAAATGTTACACATAATGCGAGCCAAAGCAGTAAGAAGTGATTTATACAAAACATTAAATAAGTTTGCGAAAGAAAGAAACTATAAATTAGTTAATGCAACTAACACAGAATTAGACAAAGCAACTGATCAAACAACACTTAAACGTTTAGCAGTAGCAGGTGCATCGGCATACGTTGGTGCAGAATTTGGCCCAAGAATAACAGGCGGAAGGTTAGGACCTAAATCCGCGGCTGGGTTGGCAGGCATTGCCGCATACTGGCAAAGTAGAAAAAGGTCATAAATAGTAATATGAGAATCGACGAAGTAATAATCAAAGAAATCAGTCAAGCACAAAAAGATGCAATGAAACAGATGCGAGATATCCATACTCAGCGAAGAATACAGGGTGTTGGTACTGATACATCTACATATGGTCGCGATATGGGGCAGTCAATTGGAACAGATGTAGAGGTAGGAGATTTAAAAAATGTACCTAATGTTGGTAGTACTGATGTTGATGTAAGAAACAAGTCACAACAATCTCAAATTAAGAAAAGGGAAGAGCCTCGTAAAAAAGAAGGTCCCAGTGATGCTGAGTTAAGAAGCAAAGCAAGAGCAGACGCACTAAAAGGTACATCACGTAGAGGATTAAACACTAAAGACGGCGACAGCGATGGTATTAGAACTGGTAGCGATGGTAGAAAATTAAAACATCAAAAATACTATGGTAACCCTGCATTTGATCCCGATGCAGAATACGATACAATACTACCAAATTTTGGTGTTAAAAAAGGTATTAAAAAAGTAAGAAATACAGTAGCATCTTATATGAGAAATCCAAGTGATACAATGGCTAATTTAAGGTATAAATTCAAAGATTTACTGTCTGGAAAGTAAAAATCTCAATATATTTCAAAATCAAAACCCCAAAAATCTTACTATTTTGGATAAATAAAAGTAACCAAGTAATAGAATAGTTAAACAAAATAGTCTATTACACAGAATTAGGAGACCAATAATGGCATTAGTAAGATTAGAGGCAAACTCAGCAACAGCAGGTGAAGGTAACGGATTAGGTTCACAAACACATATAGCAACATATGACGATTTAGATTTAGCGATCGCTCAGTGTTCAGCAGGTGGATCAATTGCAGGTGTTGACGTTTCAACAACTAACTTAGCAGTTCAAACTACACTTACAGCGGCGGAAGTATTAGCATTCGCTAACGTAACAGCAGTAGTGGCAACTTTCTCAAGTTAATAACTATAAAATTTAGAAATTTTAACCCCCTTTTTTAAGGGGGTTTTTTTTGGCTATTGAAATAGTGTCATAATATACTGAGAAAATGATAAATATGCTTATAACAGTGACAGGAGACACATATGGCACAAACAAGATCAGGTGGATTATTAACGTCAAGTGAAGTACTCACAGGAGACGTAGAATTTTTTACATTGTTCACCACATTAGACATAACTGCCACAGACGATTTTACAGACGATACACAAAAAGATTTTGAAAGTTTAGTACAGGTAATAAGTTTGAGAGCACAACCAATGCTTATGAACACACCAATTGTAGTTGACGGAGTTTCAGCAGGATTAGATGACTACGGTGCACCAACATTAACAGGTGCAGGTTGGGTATTCAAGTTTGCATTTGAAAGACAAGGTGCTCATACATTAGACACATTGAAAGATGAATTAAACGGTATTGTCCTCAATGGCGGTACTGTAGATACTAAAAGTTCAGTAAATACTGAATTTTCTAAACAGGATGTATTATAATGGTAGACAAAAAGTTAGATAGCAAACCAGCAGAACAGTTGTATGCTAATGAGCCAGATTTAAAATCGCAAGTAATTGCTGATATGCTTCGCATAGAGCAAGTAACAACAGAAATCAAAGAATTCAAAGTTGAAGTAAAAGAACATTTTACTAAAATAGAAAACTGGCTTGTAGGTATTATGGCAGGCGTATTTGCAACAATGTCAAGTTTGATAATTGCATTAATATTTAAGTTATTTTAAAATGAAAATAGTTGAAGTAGAAGGAGTAATGGAGGCCAAAATGGTCTGGGCCAAGCGAGGAAGTAAAATTGTTCGCAAGGTTAGATGCACCAGTGGTCCACGCAAAGGCAGAATGGTGTCTAATGTAGGCCAATGCTCGAAACCTATCAACCTAAAAAAACGTATGACGCTCAAAAAGACAAGAGCAAGAGTTGGTAAGAGGATGGCAAGGAAAGCCGCTCGTACTAAAAGAAGAAGTCCAATTAGCAAAAGAGTTGCAAGGCTCAATAGAAGAAGATGAAAATAAACGATTTGTACGAATATAATAAAGGAATACAAGATCCAAATTCCAACGCGAAGCAGTCAAATAAAAATGACGACGAAATGGAAATGGAGCCATTCACACCTGACCAAGAAAAGGAAGTAGCAAAAGGTTTTAAGGCACTAGGAGCCAAGTTAGGTCAGCCTATACAAAATCCAAAAATGGCGGCAAAAGGTATAAACAAAGCCATTCAAGGAGACAAACCAACTCCAGCACAATTACAATCAAAATTACCAATCGATGTACAATTTACAAAAGCAATGCAGACTCCTGCATTGAGAAATCAATTAGCAAATATACTTAAAAAAGCCAACGACATGGACATTGACGAGAGTACACTTGCTAAAAAAATATTAAAAAAATTAACTAGTAAAAAAACTTTAACAAAATTCAAAAAAAGATCTAAATTACTCAAAGAAGCGGATCCAAAACTATTCGAAATAAATTTCAACAAAAAAGAAATAGCCATAGAGGCCTTGGATGCTCCTGTAAAATGTGGCTTTGAAGCAGAAACATTTTTCTATAGTGTAGACGGCAGAAGAGCCAGTGATGATATAGACAACATGAGCATTTCTGATATCGAATACGAATACGGTGATATGCCAGATCAAGTATGGGAAGACTTTGAAGACTGGTTGTATACCAAAGGACAAGACGAGTACCTAGATGACATTATAGAAGATAAGGTACAGGAATTCAGAGAAGATGAAGATTACTTAAACGACTTTATAGATAGTGGAGACGGTCCAAGTTCAGAAGCAGTAGAGCAATACAAAAAAGATTTTGAAGAAAACGATCCAAAAGAATACGAAAACCGTGAGGAAGATGGTTGGGATTATATGAACTGGGTGAGAGAATATGTTGAAGAAGAATACGAGGAAGCATACTTAGAATGGTTAAGATCTGATGTACGAGAAGAAAATGATTTAGACGATGAAGCCAGAGAAGCCGCAAGAAATGACTATAGTGTAGAAGATTGGATATATGACAACTATAGTTATATGAGCAGTTTCCTTGATGACTATGGTTATGATTATTCTAGTGGCAGTGAAGGCGATGTTGAAGGTGTTGCAGATGAATTAATGGCATGGATCAGAGATAATAGTAAATTCACAGACTATCCGGAAATAGGTGAGTATGGCTCCACTAATACCACAACTGCTTGGTCAGTAGAAACTGATAGCAGTATAGAAGCCGATGAAGGAGCAGGTGCAGAATTAATTTCGCCAGTATTTGATTCACCTAGAAAAATGCTTACAGAAATGAAGAGTTTGTTTGACTGGAGTGAAGAAAACTTTGGCACAAACAACTCTACAGGACTACATGTTACTATGAGTTGGCAAGGTGAACAAAGAGATTTAGTAAAAACAGACGATGATGAATTTTGGGGATCTGAGGCATCAGAACCAAACAAATTAAAGATGGCATTGCTATTAGGTGATGAATACTTACTTGCAGAGTTTGGTAGATTGCGTAACAGTTACACAAAAAGTCAATATCAAAATGTATTAAAATATGCAGAAGGCATGAAACGTGGTGATGCAAAAAGTTTTGAAGCATTTGAGAAAGAACTTGCTAAAGGCATAGACTCTGGTAAGTTTAACAGTATAAATTTTAAAGGCGAGACTGATAAAGACTCAGGAAATAACCTTATAGAGTTTAGAATTGCCGGCGGTGTAGACTATAACACAATGTATGATAAAGTTGTTAAAGCATGTGTGAGATATGCTACTGTAATGAAAGCAGGATATAGTAAAGATGCTTTTAGACCAGAATATGTTAAAGCAGTATTTAGATTATTGCGTAAGTCACAGGAAATAGATCCTAAAAAATTAAAAAATTTAGAAGTAGTTAATCACGAAATAATAGACTCTGCAAAAGGCATTGTGGGTAAAAAAGATTACTTTGATGTAATTAAATTTCTAAGTGCCAGTGTTGAGTATTTACAAAACTATGAAAAATTAAGTAGTCCAGATGCAGATAAAATATGGAAGCAGGAAATAAAAGATTTCGAAAAAGGTACTGGGACTAAAGTAGAAATAGAAGAAGAAACAATCAAAGGATATGTACAGCCTAACAGTATGTCACCAAGCAAGAGAGCGGCAGGCGAATTAGACAAAGCACAAGATAGATTTGGTTCAGCAATAACATTGTTGGCAAGAGACATAGCAGATGGTAATAACAGAGCACCTGTTAGTGCTAAAAGCATTGCCGCATTTAGAAAGTTTGCCAAAGAATTAAAACTAAACACTGATGCTGTAGAAAAACTGGCTTTTTCAAGTATGGATAATTTTAACTTTGATGGTACTGACAAACAAAAAGTAGCAAGATTAAAGAAAGGGGTGAATACTTTATTCAGGCAAGACATAGTTAAAGAACCGGAGTATCTGACTCCGCAAAATATGGATATTATTGCTAGTAAGATGTGGCAATTCTTTATGTCTAACGATTCTAAAGATAATGTTAAAAGAGACAAACTTGTAGACTTACTGGTTAATTTAACGCCTGCAAACAACAAAGCAGAAGTCCAAGATACATTAAATGGATTAGATCACGAAAGAACACTGAATGGATTTGTTGCTAAGTTAAAAGGCAACGGCTGGAATACAAGGACATCATTGTTAAAAACCAATGGGATTACAAGTAAAGATTCGGCAAAAGATATATTAAAATTCTTAGAACCTTATAAAGGATATGAACATCCAACAAGTCCGGACCATCACGTCAATATCAAAAGCGATGATCCATATGAAGAAGTTGCTCAAATGTCAATGGTGCAAAAGTTAAGACACAGATTGGATCATTTAAATAATTTAGAAACAGATGATGCTGACAAGTATAATAAAATTAAAACACAACTTCTCAAAGTAGGTGAGCAGTTAATCAACACAATTGGATATGATGAAGAACAAGAATTGCAAATGCGAAAAGAACACGGAATCTCAATAAGCGAATGGGCATTGCGATTAGATGAAAGAGATACTGAAAGAGCATTAGATTTTATAGAAAAGTCCAAAGGCGATGATAATACATATAATTTTGTTACTGGGTACGACGATTACATAATAAGAAACACTCTTAGTTTGCTACCAAAGTATTTCAAAGGAAAACAGCCTGGAGGCAAATCTGAACATTACAGAACAAATGCAGACGCAAATAAAATAATTAAGACACACTTTGCAGGATACAAAAAGTTCTTAAATGCTTTAGATAAAATATTCACAGCAGAAGGATTTATAGATTTAAAAGCAGACATATCCAACAAAAACCGATTAGATAAACGCAACAAAGACTTTGAAAAGAATGTCAGAGACAACGCAAAAGCAAAACTTAATATACCAAGTCACAGTTGGGTGTATATAGACAAAGACTTTTTTGATACTATCACAGATGAAGACTATGACGACAGAGCGGCATATTTAGATAATCATATAGAACATTTTAATGACAAAGTAAACCAATCTAAAGTTTATGTTATACCTTCCAGTCATTTTAGCGATGCCGAAGATGCCACAAACGGTTTAGAACTTATAGATACATTTGAAAAAAACAAAAACTATTATCACACCTGGCGTAAAAAGGGTTATAAAAAAATAGTAAATAGATTCAACAACAAATATGGTTATAGTTGGAAGGACTTAATTGACAAAGATAAGTTTATTCAAGGCGATGGTGATGTATATCAAAAATTACAAGGACTTGGTATTGAAGTCACTCACAAAGGCGACAGCAGAAAAGGTGCACCTGGACAAGAAGATTTATTTCCAGATGAAGAAACAAAAAATCCCAAAAGCGGTGAGCCACTAAACAGAAGCAGTGGTATGAGTTGGGAAAATATGGACGACGAAGCAGAGCAAAAACGTTTTGATGCATTTGATTGGGAACAGTACCCAGCAAAAATGAAAGACGTGGTTGCTAAAGAAATGGCCAACAAACAAAGCAGTGGTGGTAGTTTTAAAGTAGCATTAGATAATATACTTAAAAAAGTACTTGATGGTGATGTAGGCATAGACAAAGACGATCTAGGTAAACCCATAGACAAGATGGCCATAGCGGCTGGTATTGATCCTGACAATGGTGGTTCTTCAAATGGTATAGCAAGTGAAACAGACTGGGGCAATTTAGCAGACCATTTAGGCATAGAACGTGGCGTAAATGATCAAGGTGTAACTTTATTGGCTAAAGCATATAAACAGTTTGATGGAAACCACGAATGGAGACCTGCTGAAACCGACGAGGATGGCAAAAATGTAATTGGATTAAAAAGATGGGCCGCCGCAGTAAGAGAAGCAGAAAAATATATCAGAGACAACTACAATGTGAGTGGTGGAAACTATTTTAGAAAGAATGCAGACGGCAGTGATGGTGATGATGTAAGCAGTATGTATAGTAAAGATGATGATAGAACAATATCAACGCCACCAGAAAATGAGTTTGATTCAGATTACGACAAAGCCAGAGCAAATTGGCCAGGCTTCGATAGAATGATGCAACGTGGTATGCAGAATTATATGGCACGTGGCGAAGTAAATAACCTAGTAGGATTTTTAAACAATCCAGACAATGATGCTGTTTTCAAATCGCAGGTGTTAGGAACTTTAATAAATCGAGGTGATATGGAAAACGGGCCTTTTGCAAGTTTTCAAGATGCATTAGAAGTTACTCGTAGACAAGGTAATGAAAGTGTGTTTGACAAGTTTGATAAACTGCCTTTACAAGAACAATTAGACATAATAAGAAATTCAAAGATACTAAATATTATGGAAGCAAAGAAACCAAAAATGCCAAAGCAAAATAATCCAGTAGCAAAAAACTCCAGGAACATGAGCGGAGCAGGTGCACATAAGTCACCAAAAGATTACGATAGGAACAAAATGAAAGCAGACATTAAAAAAGAACTAGGCGAAGATCAAGCACAAGAATTGAAAAATGTGTTTGAGCAGTTTGAAAAGTTATCACTAGAAAAACAATTAGAATTATTACGCAGTCCAGTTGCTGAAAAGTTCTTTGAGCAAGATTGGAATAATCCAACTAATGACGAATTAGAAAGAGAAAGACAAGGCGCAGAAAAGTTTGTACAAGATCGCAAAGAAGAAGAATTGTTAAAGAAACTAAAAAAAGATAAAAAGTATAACCGGGAAAGACTTCTAAAAAAATATACCAAACTGCATGGCCAAGAAACAGCAGAAAAAATGATTTGGTCTATGGATCAACAGAACAAATTTGAAAGTTTAATAGGCATTGATATTTTAAGTAGAACTAAAAGACTAACAGAAAACATGCCTAACAATAACAAACTTGCTATACTAAAAAAATTATTATCAAAACATTTTCCAGTTGGTAATTTAGATATGCAATTCCAGGCATATTTAGCATTACCAATACCAAGGATGATGACAGCATTTAGCCAATTAAAAAGCATAGAAGGGCCAGAAGCATGTGGTAGAGACATCCTAATGCATTTTGCAAAAAATAGATTACCAGATGCAGAAGTAAAACAACTTAATCTCAATGAAAGTTATATCAAAGAGGATGCAACAGAAGACAGATTAAACAGCATAATGACTGCATTAGAAAAAAATCCAAATTTTGCTAGACGAGTTTACAAAATGTTAAAACTTGATAAAGAGTCTGCAGACAATTTGGATATTGAAGATAGACTTAAAAATAATGACACTGGTAAGGAAAACGATCATAGAATTAATAAGAATATTATGAGACAATTAGTTTTATCACTTGAACAACTAGATCATGATTTTGATGAATTAAATTCATTTGTTGAAACTTACGGACACACAGATTATGTAAACACAGAATTATTAAACAAGTCTGGTGTATTTAAAATTTCAGACATGTTTGTCGGAACTGATGCAGTATCTAAAGAATTTATAGATGATCTTTATGAAAAATTATTTGATTTTAGAATTAATATATCTGGTTCAAACAGAGGACCAGGTGAACTTGGATTGTGTTTGCTATCACCTAATGTAGAACTTGCTTCAGTAGGTGATATTAAAGTTAACGGCGAAGAAATAGAAGTCAAAGGAGAAGTGTCGTCAGGTGGCGGTAGAATGGTTAACGGTATTGACGACTTTAAGTTTAGTGGATTAGCACAGGTTAAATCACAACTAGTACCATTTTATGAAAAGCACGAAATACCAGAAGAATTAAGAATATACAATTTGAAAGGCGCAATTGGTGGCGGTCGTAATCAAGGCCAGGCCCATATACTAGATCAAGCACAACAATTAGAACAAGTAAAGCAAGGTGTAGGTGCTGAATTTTTAAAATTAATTGTTAGTACATATCAATTTGTTATTGACTCAGAAGAAGAAACAGAATTAACTAGTTCATTTATGAATATGGATAAGTCAAGGTTCTTAACACTTGTAGGATTAATGTCATTTAAAAATTATGCATACATGTTAAACAAAAAAGGATTTAATAGATTAATATTTTTAAATTGGAGATATGATAAAGTAGTAAACTGTACAACAGAAGAATTTCCAAAATTCAGTGAGCATTTAGCATTTACAAGTTTAGATATGGCAGACAGTCAAAATGGTCCAGCAGTACAGGTATCAGTGCTAAAATGAGATTATACGAAGTAACCACGCCAGGCGCATGTCCAAGAACAAAAGCAACAGAATGTAGTTGCGAAAGTTTAAGACGACTAGCAGAAGCAGAACAACCTATAAAAGCAGTTGCAGTATTAGGACACGGTGATGCTAAAGGCATAATAACTTTTGTACAAAAGCCAGGTAAAGCAACAATCATAAGCGGGTCTATAAGCGGACTAACAGAAGGCTTACATGGATTCCACATACATGAATTTGGTGATCTCAGTGACGGCTGTGATAGTGCAGGTGGACATTATAATCCACACGGTGTTGATCATGGCGATATAGATAACGGGCATGTAGGCGATTTAGGAAATATCCAAGCAGACAGCGAAGGTGTAGCAACATTCAAAATAAAATCCAAGGCAATTCAATTACAAGGTGCAACCAGCATAGTAGGTAGAGCAGTTGTAGTACACGAAGATCAAGACGACTTAGGTAAAGGTGGTGACGAAGAAAGTTTAAAAACAGGCAACGCAGGCAACCGTGCAGGGTGTGGCGTAATAACATTATCTGAATTAACAGAATCAGCAATAGCAGATTTAGATAAAAATATAAGCGACAAGCATTTTAATAGAAACGAAATGCCCCAAGTCAAAGAACCAGATTTAATAGATAATGAAATACCTTACAAAAAAGGCAAAATAAGTATAGCAAATATCAAACCAGTTCAAACAGATAGAGTACCAGGATTAGCACAAAAAGTTGCAAAAAACTTTTACGGAAAAGATAAACCTTTTATAATTGATGTAAACAATTATCTAGTAAACGGCCACCATAGGTATGATGCGGCTAGATTACTAGGCATAGAAAAAGTAGATGCAATCAAAGTAAATGTGCCTATTGAATTATTAATGAAACAATTTAGCCATACCACTAGTGATACAATGGTCGAACATCTAAGCGACGAGGCATCAACGCCAGAAATACACAACAAAGCATTGCAAATGGCCAAGGATGCATATAGAAAGTCCAATGAGCAAATATCATTTACTAAATTATATGATAAAGCATTAGAAATTTTAGAACCTGCAAAAGTAGACGAGTACGGTGTACCAGATTACAACACAATGCCTACATATAAATTAAAAAAAGCACACAAAGGCAAACAAAAGTTTTTCTTACCTAGCAATGAACCTACACCAAAAGGTGTACAAGCAATAGAAAACGTGACAGATTATCCAGAAATCACACAAAGCAAGGCAGAAGAAATTATAAGTGCGTGGGAATGGCAAGAAAATGTAATTAAAATTGGTAATGGTATGATGATCATTCCTGCACAAAAACAGGACGGCACAATGCACATGAGACCAGACGGGAAGGGAGGATCTATGCCCTATGATGAGAAAGATGCATTACTGATAGACAAAGATTACAATGTTTTAGACTTCGACACTGACATAGAAGATTTATTAAACAACAACTTTGCTATTATCCAGGGGGAAAACTTTGCTGACGGTAAGAAGAAAGGCAAAAGTCGCCCAGGCAGAGTAAAACGTAGTGGAGCAAGTTGTAAAGGTTCTGTTACCAGTCTAAGAGCCAAGGCTAAAAAGTATTCAGGTGAACGTGCTAAAATGTATCATTGGTGTGCTAATATGAAGTCAGGCAAAAAGAAAACAAATGAAGATATAGACAATTTAAGTCCTAGTGCAAAACTGGCAGGCGAATATATTGACAGTGACGTTAAGAGTGGCAAAATTAAAAACCTAGATGATCTCAAAAGATATATAGTAGAATTACGACTTTCAAGGATAATAGATCATGCCGAAGATGCCAGAGCACTTTGGATACATCACTTGACCGTCAATCCACACAATTTACCAGATGCAGTCAACGAATCAGCATTTGAAAATTTAAAATTACCAACTTGGATGTCACATACCAGTTTAGAAAAATTATTTGCACAAGAGTACGGTCCTAGATACGGTGACTATGTTGCACATATGGACCTAGACAGTGACGACGATTTGGCAATGAATGCCAGTGGCATGGGTGATATGGCTTTTGAAATGGTTAAAGCAAATGATATCAAAGTTATGCAAAAATTCTTAGCACAAATGCCTGTGCAGTTTACAGTAGATGACCTTAGATTAGACGACGGTATTCAAGTTTGGCATCTAGTTCAACAAAACAAAACTGTACACTAAACATTCAATAAATATGTACTATGCAAATAGTACATCATCCTAATTGGTATAGAGATTTTTTAGAAGACATGGCCCGCAGAGGCCCAACACATCTTAGAGATGCCAGTCAGCATTGTCCTATTGACAATACCATTAATAGTTTTACACACTTCCTGGGAGATAAAAGTTTTATCAAACCTAGAGATCAGATTGATGAATCAAAAAGTTTCTTTTACATGATTAGTATTGATTGCTGTGACGATGACAGTATTGCAGAACTAATTTACTATGGCAGAGAACTTGTAAATCAAAAATTAGTAAGACCTTACATTACACAAGAAGCAATAGATGATTTAAATAACTTTCACAACTGCGGATTAATAATAGAAAATGCGGCTGAAGGGCATGCCAGTGATAAACTGTTTGACGCATTGCATATATTAGTTAGCCAAGTAGGTATACCATTTGAAAAAACTTATTACACAAATAGCACTCAAAATTTAAGAGAAATGTATGACAAATATTTACTTAATAAACCTTATGCTACAATAGACAAAATTAAAATGTTTAATTGCGGCGGGTGGAATGAATTGGTATGTCAACAAATGCTCGATGACAATTATCAGATTGAAAAAGAGGAAGACATGTGCGAGTTTAGAGCAGAAAATCTTATTGATTCTGATGAAATGTGGAGTTTATCTGTGGAATGCTCTAAGCCATTAGAACATATTAGAGAGGATGTTAATAAACCGCATTTATTCTTGTATAAACATATGAATGCAAAACGTGGGTTTAGAACATTGTTTTTAGCATTACTTCACAAAGAACATTTACTTGACAATAATTTATACAGCACACCTGAAGAATGGAGAGGTACGCAAAGTAGTGCTGTAAAATATATTAATTCTATAACATGGGACAGAAATTGGGCAGAAGGTTTCGAAGAATTGTACCCTACATTATTAAATGTTAGAGGCAAAATACCAACATACATTGATAGAGAACACAACCATTTAGACTTTGATCCTAACACAAATTTTAGTAGCGATAATTATATGTACTACAATGCTAGAAGAAACTGTGATATTGAAATTGTAGGCGAAAGTGAATTTGAAGGTTCTATATTTTTAACAGAAAAGTTTCTCAAAGCAATTATATTTAAACAACCTTTTATAATACTAGGCTCTACTGGCAGTTGGGAAAAGATTAAACAAATGGGTTATATATCATACGAGCCATATATTAAAGAATCTTATGATAAAAACGATGACGAACTACACCGTATGAATGAAATAATTCAAGAAATCAAACGATTAACAGACTTAAAACGCGATAAACAAGCATGGAAGGATTGGCTACAAGGTGTGAATAGAATTGCTGTACAAAATTATAATATCTATTTGAACAACCTAATACGTCGTGTAAGAATGAAAACACTAGATGATTATGTAGCAGGCACAGGTGAATTAGGAATTCCTATACAAGAGTTAGGCGATTAAAGATAAATACATATATGCGTATAAAAGAGGTTGACATAAACATAGATTCGTTCTATAATAGTATCAATGAAACAGTAGCAGGTGCTATTGGTGGCGTTGCAATGCCTCTATTCAAAGAACCAATAAAACGCAAGCCTACTAAGAAAAAGAAGAAAAAGAAAAATGCGTAGCATAGACAGTAAATACGGATTAACATACATAATGGGCGAAGAAATCTCATTTTGTGAAACATTAAAAGAGTTTGGAACATATTACAAAGGCAAAATGAGCGAAAGGCAAATTCAGATTGCTGAAGATTTAAGAAAAAGAGAGATAATTAAACTAGTAAAACTCAAAGATGGACAAGACGGATATAGACTATATGCAACAAGTAAACGAATCTGATTTAAAATCACAACTTCAAGAAGTACTAAGTGGTATTATTGCTACTTTAGATATATATGAAGTCGTTGACAATGGCGATACTTACGATATAGTAAATCTTAAAAACAATGAAATAGTATGCGAAGAAATACATTTAAACATTGTTGCAAATATTGTTGCCGCGGCAATGAATACTGGCGAAGATCTAAATACGTCTACTATAGATAAGATATTAAAAACAGAAAAATATGCTGTATCTAAAATGGTAGAAGTCAAAATATACGAAGAGTTAACGGAAAATTCTACAAATTTTGACAGAATGGCAATTTATGAAACCAAACTTACAGAGGCAGAACACAAATCTAGTAATGCAATTAACAATTTGCTGTCACAATGTCAACTGTTAATCTCCTTATAAAAGTACTTCTTTGATAAATATAACTATTAGAAGGGACTACTATGGAAGTAAAACATTTAAATTCAGATAACTTAACTAGATTAGGTAAACTTCAGAATTACCTAACAGAAAATTATGACATCAACGTCAACAAAGTTTTACCTAAGCAGAAGTTAGAACAAGCATATCAAAATGTTGAAAAAAGACTTGTAAATTTAAGAAATAAAAGTAACAAGTTTCAACAAGATCCTAACTATGGTATGAATATTATGGTTAGAGATGCATTAGGCATCATGATAAACGAAGGTCTATACTACGAAGGTGAAACATATCGCAGACTAATGGACGAACTGCATGAATACGGTTGCTCATTAGCAGAAAGTGGCGACGACTACGATACTATAATGGACAGTTGCAGTAAAAAATATGAGGCCATGCCTGCTAGATATCCAAAAGATATGATACTAGCCGCTATTGCAGAAAAAATAATGCCTATGTTCGATGGCAGTATGCAAGAAGACATAGAAGACGAAATAATGGACGTTATTGACGAACCAGAAGTAAAAATTGATGTAGATAATTCAGAAGATATCCCTTCAAACTTCGAAAATGCTACGGAAGAAATGTTAGCAGAACTGATTGGTGATTATCTAGGAAAAGATAATTGGAAAGAATTTGCATTAGGCGAACTATTTTCAGAATTAGAAAGTGTTGATATA